CTCATATCTTCAACAGACTTACCTGTTTCTTTAAAAGCTTTTTGCAACATTGAGAGTCGCTCAGCTGGATTCTGAGCGTTCATCAGTTCCATAGCATCAACATTCATACCGAATGCTTGCGCCATTTCTCCAGCGCCTTTAGCTGCATCTTCAAAATTATCAAACTTACTGATAACGCCTTGAAGATCCTTGGCGGCGATTCCTAACTTATTGGCAAAGATTGCTGCCTTGCCCAATTCCTTGACACTTAATTGGCCGAAATTGGCAACGTCTGCTGACATCTCAGCCATAGACTTACCAACAACCTTTGCATTGACACCAAACTGCTCACCCATGTTAATTGCCATGGAGGCAAACTTATTCATTTCTCCGACTGGATCTTTGCCAGCCATTGAAGCTTGCTTAAGCATTGAGGCTTGTTGTTCTGCTGTAAGCCCTAAGCCTTTTCGATACATTGAGAGCTCAACACCAGACTTAGCAATAACGTCTGTCAGACCGTTAAGTGCAGGTCCTAATGCAGTTGCCAACTCATGTATGTCTTTCATTGCAGCCGCAACACCACCTGGACCAGATCCGTACACTTGTCTGACACTAAGGCCTGTTCCGGCGAGATCACCCATCTGAGACTGTACCTGACCCAATGAAGACGCTACTGCCTTACCTTCATTTGTTGCCAAGTCACCAAACTCACCTCGAATAGCCTCTAGCTCTTCGCGAATAGGAGAAGGACCACCGCCTCCAGACTGTGCCATTCCAATCAGACCTGACATCATCTTAAATGGTGTCTTGAGTATGGTTGCTCCAATTTGTCCTAAGGAGCCTACGATCCCTGTAATGCCTTTACCTACAGCACTAAACATTCCCAAGGCGCCCTTAAATCCGGATATCAATCCGACGCCAGCACCTACAGCGGCAACCTTTGTAGCATCCAGCTTTTTAGACAAACCTCCGGCGGCTTCACCGACAGTTTCTAAAGAATTTTTAGGTTTTTCAGCAGCATCAGCAGCATCATTTAAGGCACCTTGCATGCCTTCTAGCTTTTCGACCATTCCGTCAAGAGATTCACACTTGAGTGCAGCACACAATTGCATTGCGATCTGTGTCTGATCTTGCAGCTGTTTGGCTTGCGCCGAAAGCAGAGCTTGGCGATCCTGCAAGATCTTATTGATCTGCTGTTGTATTTCTAACTGTGCGCCTTCATCGGCCATACGCTATATACACTCACAGGCTATTGCTTAACAAGATTAAGTATTTCACCCGTCAAGCTTACCGTAGTAACTATAAACGCCAGATTCGACCAGTAACCTTATTGTACTTCTTTGCATGAAGTCGCTTTGACTCTAGGAGAGGAAAGACGTTCTGAACCTCTGTGTCTTCGTTGAGGAGAGCATCATATAACTTCTTAGATGCTTCTAAAACGTTTTTTGTAGCTTCCACAATTTCTTTTTTGCCTTTAATCTTGACAGACTTAGAAGCACCCAAAATATAACTTGCGTATGCAGATTCATCAATAGTAAATTCGCTCATAATAACCTCGCTATCATTAAATATTAGATGCTAAGTAAATCTTCTCAATCTCGAAGGAACTTGAGATCTGTGGCGCCCTTGCAAGGCACGTGTTTGTGGGTCGTTGGCATGAGCAGCTCTGGATGCACCGGTTTGTGCTTCATTAGCTGCCTTAATCTCTTTGTTGAGTCTTTCTAGAAACCATATTCGTTGCCACACCGGAAGTCTATAACATTCTTCAAATGTGAATCCCATATAGTACATAAGATTGAATATCTGCTCTAGAAAGACTTCTTTATCATTCGGAGTCAGGCCAAAAAAACGTTGCGCCCATAGGCAGGCGCACCTCCGAAGATTCGAGACAATGTGGGCAGTCCATCCATTGTTTCATATCAATCCCCGGCTCGTGCTTATCAATAAACTTACGAAGCTCGAGAGAATCCCTAGCAGGCATGTTTCTGATAAAGTGAGAAATCTTTGTCTTGTCAGTTACGTTTGCAACTGAAACGATTGAATAGTGTAATCGCGTGGTAACAAAGTTGTCTGACTTCATTCCCTGCTTCTTTCTGCGTTCCATTTGTGTTGTTAGATTTGATTCATCCTCACCCGTCAAGAACTTAAATTTAACTGTCTTTTTAGTAACTGGAAGGGTAAACTCAAACAAGTTGGCACCTGGTGCTACTGGCTCAATCTCTAGACGCTTAAGCGGAAGCTCAGCCAAGCTAAACGTTTGCTTAGAACGCTCAGTGCATGCTGGACAATCTACTTCGGCATTGTAATCAGAGCCGTAACCTGTAATTCGAATTGCGGTCATTACAGCGTTTCTGTCACCGGTAAGCATTTGATCCGGATCGATAGATTTGTCAATTAGACATGACTGAATCAAGGCACTAATTACTGTACCTTTCTTGATTAAGGTTCTTGAGGTAAGAATGTCCTCTTCCTTGGCAGTCATTGCCTTAATATCAAGAGTTTCCTGTGACGCCAATGGAGACTCAGCAGGATAAACTGTGCCGCCTGATGGCAGAGGTACTGATTCTGTGGGAACTTCGAAGTCAAAGTCTTCCTTCATTACGTTCCGAGTTGTAAATCCTGCCTTTTGTGCCTCAGCAGCAGTAAATACTTCATTCCGATTTCTAGTCTCATTATCTGACACTTTTTTATGTCTCCTTCTGGTTGTGCGTTACTAGGTGCGGTTTACTGCACATCGTATAACATTAGTAAGAAATGGGAAGTTGTTAAATAGAAAAAGCCCGGCATTAGCCGGGCTTGAGCTTTGTGAAAGCTATAAGATTGATTTTAGTACTGCAGAACGCAGTTATCGAATCTGATTGACAGAGAAATCTCAGTGAAATCCTCTGCACCGTAGTCAAGGTCACCGAATGAAGCGTTGGTCAAGAAGCAACCCTTAAGGTCCCAAAGCTCAACGACGGTACCGACTGGATCGAGAAGCTTAAGCTGACAATCTCTCTTGTAGAAATCTGCGTAACCTGCGCGACCTGATACTGATTCAAAATGTGTTCGTACCCATTCCATAACCTGCTGAGCACCGGATGGAGCAATTGGATCGTAAAGAGTTACTGAAATTGCTTCAAACTTTGCCTTGCCCGCCATATAACGAGTGGAGTTCATGAAAGAAACCTCCTGCTCTGCGATGGTAATGTTGGGACGTGCTGCGGTCTTCATCAAGAAGGAGTCGAGCCCCTCAATGGCGAAGACCCAACGAAACTTTCGTTTCGGCTCAAACTTATTTGGTAGCATATCACTGACTTGAAGTGTCTCTGCCATTTGATTAGTCTCCTAGTTTCCTTATTTACTAAGTATGTAATTGTCGAGATTAAATCTCGGCTCCTTGATTTGTTACGACAAAATCCAACGAGATGAACTCGAGAGAGCGTGTCGGCTGTAAGAAAATCTTACCACGTATAGTGTTATTTTCAACGTCGGCCTGTGTTGTGGTCGAAGTATCAATCTGTACTTTATATCGATCAAGACCTTGTTGTGCTTGAATCTGTTGCATGATTGGATTCACCAAGTTGGAGAATCTTGCAAGCGTATCAACTCGATTCGGCTCAAACAAGAGACCTTGAGCAATTCTCTTAACTCTGCGACGAATATCAATAAGAAGACGACGTACGTTGACGCGGTCAAGAGCACTTTGTGCAGCTTGAAGTGTCTTCTGTCCGAATACCACAACACCCGGTGTGTGCGGGAAGCTTGTGATTGGATTAATATCTGCCTCGTAGAGTGCATCTAGATTGGCTCTCTTAAGCTTTACTTGTGATTCCAATACAGTACTAAGGGCGCCACGTGTAAAGCCCGCAGGAGCAAACCATGGATGTGATACCGAGTCATTTAGTGAGAATGCTCCGAGAACCGCAACAGATGGAGGACATTGTACGTTTCCGCCAGTAGCAGGATCTGTAATCACAACGTCTGGGAAGTAAGCCGCAGCGAATGAACTATCTAGATTTCTACTCTCAAAGTTGTTAACAGTGTATGTAACGTTTGTAAGCTGATCAGATGATCCTGTTACGAATGAGTTGTTTTGATCTTTTTCTTCGATATCCATCAGGAACATTGCATCGAATCGATTCTCTACAGAATCAACCGCGTAGTCTGTAACTGATGGGTGACGCATACCTGGAATTGCGAGAAGTTGAATTTCAACATCTGACTTCTCTTCCATAACGTCAACAGCTTTTCTATACGCTGCAATTGTTGGACCTTTAACTCCGCCCTGATTTGCACCTTCACCAAACTCGCGGCGAACTGCAATATCAGAAAGCTTTGTCTTTTCTTTGTCGAAGATATTCAAGCCATCGAAACCACCCTGAACGAATGTGGTAAACTTGAGATATTTTCTAGTTGGCAAGTGGCTAAAGTCCTTTGCAGGATCAAGGAATCTTGTGCAGTCACTAGGAATTGATGTTCCATCCGCCAATTCCAAAGAGGATGCAAGTGATCCATCACGTCGATATGCTGCTGATTCCCATCGGTTAACGATCGGACGGTCAGCTGATCCTGTTGAGATCTGAACTCTTTCCAATGTGAACATGTTGTTGTTATAAAGGTCAGAGTCAAGAACCGCACCATTAAGATCAGCTGCACCTGCATTGTCTCTTACGAAAGCAGATGCGCCATCAAGTCTGTGCTCTGGGAAATAGCGGGTAAATGATGCCAATGACTCATCAACCACTGTGCTTCTGTTTGGTTCTTGGACTGAATCAATTCTTTCGAACTGAACTCCCCAGCAAAGATCTGCGTTTGCACGCTTCTTGTTTCCTTTTCCTTGACCGAGATTTCGTCGGAAAGGAACAGGTGGCATCTTAACCTTGCGAATCTCTGCAACGGTTACACCAGAAGCAGCTTTAATTGCTGCAGAATCAATTGCATCAAGTTGCCCATTACCATCTAAGGAAAGGTGTCCAGGCCCTCGGAAACCAACAGGAATTGATGTCTCTGGCAAAGCACCTCGTGCTACATCTGAATGTACCTCAACTCTTACGTGACGTGACCG